CATTTACTGGCCACTTTAATCCATTAGTAGCATGTAATATAAGGTCTATTCCACTACCCTTCAACTTTTCATTCAATGCCATCCCATAATTATGCTCTTCAACACACCCCCACATATCATTACATATCATACCAACAGCAGATGCTGGTCTATCATTACCCTTGATAGGAAAAACTCTTAAAGGTGTATCTGGATCACGAGGAACACTAGCATCATTTGGAATACAATATGACTTTAAAGTTATTTCAAATAAACTTCCTTCATAGTAGTGTCTAATTTCATTTCTATTAATTTTACCTTCCCACTCATTTTCCTGTAAATGTGTTCCTAAATGTAAGAATTCCAAACCCTTTGCATGTTCTTCAATCTCCTTTAAAGCATCCAGTATCTCATCTAAATGATCAGACCATCTAAACCCATATCCAGAAAGAGATCCTTCAGGTGTAAGTAAATGGCTTACTTCATTCTCTTTTGCCCAATCAATCGCCTTTAATATTTCTTTTTTATTAAATTCAATATTTGTACTAACTGGCAATTGAGCACCAGCAATTCTAGTAGTTTTTTTAGACATAATTATGGATTTAGTTTTATATTATTTTGAAGAAGATGTTTTGCAAATTTCCTTATTGTAGTTTCACTTACATCAAGATCATAATAGAAATATTGTCTACCTTTTCTTGGTACATTAGTTTTCCATCCCAAGAAATCAATAAATCCACTTTGACTAGAAGTTTGAAACTCATTGATATCATCTTCAGGTGTAGCATCCCAAGGCGTACAGGAATCAACAGTTAAAATAGGAATAGCACAATTCACAGTAGTCATTTTAAAATGAATATCATGCCAAGAATCATAAACATCTCTCCTAAAATCATGATCAGGATAATTTCTACCATTTGTTGCATGTAACATCACATCAACTCTTGGTAAATCTACTGTTTTATTGGAAATAGATTTATTTCCTCCTTCACCATAACCCCACATATCATTACATATTAATGCCACTGCCATTGGAATCTCATCTGGATTTGTAGAATCACTTTTTACTAACTGAACAGGTACTAAAGGTTCCTCTGAATCTTTGGCAAGAACACCCTCTTCTGGCATAGGATAATATTTAAAGGTAGTTCCATATAAAACACCATCAGGATTATAATGTCTTATTTGATTTCTAAAAACATCTCCATACTTATCAGGTTCTTTATTATTAGTTCCCAAATGTAAACATAATCCAGATTTACTTTGATGTTCCTCAATTTCTTTAAGAGCATCTGTAATTTCATTCATATTTTTTTGCCAACCACTCATATATCCAGAAAGTGCGGCTTCTGGAGTCAATAAATGATTAACCTCATTCTCCTTTGCCCAATCAATCGCTTTTAATATTTCTTTTTTATTTGCCTGTATATCTACAGTTACTGGTAATTGAGCACCTGCCAGTCTAATCTTCATTAATTTCTTCCTCCGTATCAAATTCAGTTATAGCATCAATAGGCACTTCTGCCTCACCTATCTTATACCAGTGAACCATTTCACCACTTTTCCAACTTTTACGTTCTCCAATATATTCTAGATCAGGCATATTATAGTCACGTAATATCGCTTGTAAACGATAATGTAACAAATCAATTTCAGAAGGCATTTTATTAACGAGGTGGTACTCCATTAAAACTAGTTCTTATTTTATTACGACCAAATCCTTTTCTTGGAAATTGTATATTAAAACTCAAACTAATTCGTTCATGGTCAGTTTCATTGTTGGCAGTAGTATGATACAACACTCCTGGCCATAATGCAAGTAATCCTTGCTCTAAAGGAAATATTATTTTATCATCAACAAGTCCATATATAAAACTTGATATCAACTCTTTAGTAGGACTATAAAAAGTTAAATTACCATCTTTACCGTTTGTTTGTAAATAATATACTCCAGATATATCAACTGATCCATGATAATGCATGGGAGCGTATTGTCCATAATTTGTTTTAGTGAACCAAGATTGTTGAACCAAATATTGATGAGGAAAATCTAAATTATCTTGATAATCATCACTCATAAACTCTTCATATGAAGCAAGATTATCATAATTAAAATACCCTAAATCAGCAACATAACGCATCACATTTTTATACAAAAATGCAAGAAATTTATGACACTTATATTTTTCTAAAATATTATCAGAAAACAAAGTACCATCCTCACCTAAACTAAGATCATGACCATCTCCTAAAGATGGATGATGAAAATCTATGGATTGTAAGGCTTCAGTCAATTCACTTTGAATCTCCTCATACTCACTACTATGTGCCATTTCAGCATAGATTGGAGTGGGAAAAACAGAATTTGTAGGCATTATATGGGCAATTTAGCTTTAGAAGTTGCTTTCATGAAATTAAGACGAGTAGCATCCCATTTCAGTCGTTCCTTTAAAGGTTTTGAGATCAATTTTGATACTGATTCTACTTCAATATTATTACTATCACAATAATAACATATGGCATCAATATAATTAAATTGCTCTTCTGCTACGATTTTCTCAATCTCCATAGCAAATTTTTGAGGGGTAAGAAACTTACTCTCTATAGCCTTTTCTAATTCTTTATTTGGTTCCATAGAGTTCCAGTTTATCGTTAACAAATTTGTCAATGTATTTGGTGAGAAGTTTGATATACTTCGCTTTGTCTCGTTCTTCATAAATTACACACTCGCCATTTTCACAGGCCATAATGATTACCAGTTTTTTAATTGATATTCCTTTCATCTCATATAACATACATCCATATGCCATACACTGGACAAAATAATGTTCGATCCAGTCCCTTGGTTTAGGTTTCTTTGATGTTTTAAAATCTATTATTGCTAACTCGCCATCATATTCAGCAATACAATCAACGGTTCCAGCAAGACCTAATTCTTTACTATATAGCGGTCCTTCCAGAGCGTATATATTGTTTATTTTATTAAGATGTCCCTTTGAAATCTTAAATAAAAAGTCTGAAATGGGACGCACTTCAGGTAGGTTTTCATTCTTCAGATAATACTCTGTAAGGGTGTGCATATCTGTTCCACGACCTGTTGCTAGTTTAGTAACACGATCTGCCTCTTCATTACCAACTCTCTTTCTCCACTTAACAAAGATCTCTTTATTAAAGTGACTAGTAACAGAAGTAATAGAGACTAACTTCATTAGTTCTCCTTCTTCTTCACCAGGAACAGAATAATAACGAACTCCATCTATGGTTTCCCTATTAAGTTTAGGGAGGTCTAATTCAACATGATCAAATGCCATAACGTTCGCATTTATTTTTAGGTATACAAATTTGTGGTGCTATCATTTCACTTAAGAAAAAAACCTGAGTTAATCGAAATTCCTCATGTTCACTCCAATAACTTGATTGAGCATGATATTGCATTCCATCATATGCAATCAATCTATTATACTGATTTTTTACCTCCAACGTTTTTTCAAAATGAGAATTGTTTCTGATTAAATAATTTTCATATTTTTTAATCAATCCTTTGTCGGATGGTTTATGTACAGAATTTATTTCTCTACGAGTTTTCCTTACCTCCTGAATTTCTACATCATCAAAAATAACAGAATCTTTTTTTGGTTTAAACATAGAAGTCCCACTATCTACAGTTGGATTAGGATCCAAATAAACTACAGCAGCAACTATAGTATTACCATCAAAATGTATCCAACCATTGTTTATGGTATCATCTTTATTTTCAGAAAATGGCCAAATTTTCTGAAAACATGTAGTACATTTAAATTCATAACCTGATCTATCAAAATCATCAAACATAGATAACATCTTGTTGACTGATTTGAAAGTAAATTCTTCATTAAGTTTTGACAACGCCTCAGATCTAAGACCAGGATATACTCCTGGTTTCTTATCATAATCCAATGAAAGAGCAAATTCTCTTACAGTATCAGGATCTTCATAAAAATCATCACAACATGTTATAGGAAATTCAAATTTCATAAACCAGATTCAAGTTTGGCAATAATATATTCTTTGACAAGTCCTGAGCGAACTATGTCATCAACACCAAACTCTATTATATCAAAAGATGTCATTTTTCGCAAGATATTCATAAAGTCTACAATACCATTACGATCATTTGTTTTAGTCAAATCAGTTTGACTCGCATCACCACAGAACATAATCTTTGAGTTTTCACCCACACGAGTGATGATAGAATCTAATTCATGGAAATTAAGGTTCTGAAACTCATCTACAATCACGATAGCATTATCTAATGTAGTTCCACGAATAAACGAGGTACTCCAGAACTTAATACTTTCCTGTGCCTTTAAGTTGCCATAGAGCATCTCAAAATCAGCATCAGAAGGCATCTGAAACATATATTTCACCATATTCTTATATGGTATCTGATAGATATCTGCCTTATCTTCATGATCACCAGGCAAGAACCCAATCTCACGAGTAGATACTAATGAACGAACCAAATATATTCTCTCATATGGAGTATCTGTAGAAAGAACATCTTTTATTGCATTATATAAGGTAATGAATGTCTTACCTGTACCAGCAACACCATACGCAATAAGATGCTTCTGTTCTTTATAAGAATCAAACAATTTTTTTTGATTGTCTGTTAATGGTTGAATATCAACGAGATAATCAGTATTAATTGGTTTCTTTCTTTTTATTTGTTTGGTCGTCAATCCAACCCCAATAGGTTGTTCGACCTTTTTTCTTCTAGGCATATTAAAGAGTTTTTATCGTACCGTTTCTTGGAGCTGCTTTTTGAGCTCTCTTCAGAATAGTATTCCAACCAGGTGCTTTCTTCCTTAACTTGTCTTGCCATTCACCAACTTCACCGACACCAGGCATTGTTGAAGGATCTGAATAATCTCTTAACCAATCAGGATTATCAGCACACCACTGATCCCAATCATGAATACTCATTGCGACTTCTTTTTGTTCACCTGTTTTTGTGTTTACTACTGGATACGTTGCCATGATTATAAAATATTGTAAATTTATTTATGTTTATGATTTAAGATCGGGTGCTTTAAAGGTAGAAGCATCCGCACCCTTATCAAATGCAGGATCTATTGGTCTTATCTCAGTATTAGATTTACCTCTACTTAAAGCATCTATATCCTTTGCCTGCAGCCTAGCCTCTGTACCTGGTGCTTCAAGTTCTTTGACGATATCACAAGCACTTGTGTCACCAGCAACAGCATCACTAATTAATGCCCTTCTAGGATATCTGCCAATATACGGAAAATTTTCAGGATCTGTCCAATCTCTATCCCATTCAGGATTTTCTTCTCTCCATTTTTGATAATTAGCTATTGTCAGATTCAGATCTTTCTTTTCACCTGTTTTATGATTAATAACTGGGTATACTGGCATTTACTTCCTCATAGGTACTTCAATCGTCCACGATGATGATTCTAGTTTAACCATCTCAAAATTTTTCTTAAACTC